ACCTAACTAAACAGGAACCTAACAATAGCATTTTTGACATCAAAAATCAAGAGGCACTTGAGGCAAAAATAAAGGCGAGAAACGAAAAGATAAAAGCGGCTATTCAGGAAACGAAAGAACGTAGAAAAAATCAAACTCCTTTTGTTGTGGAATTGAAAATACAAAATCTTTCAAAGAAGAAAGAAGAAGAGTTGAAAAGAGTTTTTCTTGAAGCAAAGTGGTTTTATAATTGGTTAATTTCCGATATTGAAAGAGTTAAGCTTCCAGTTAATAAGATTAATAGGGTAGAAGTCAAGGTTGGAGATAGTTTTGAAGAAAGGGAACTTATTTTGTTAGGTTCACAAGTCAAGCAGGCTTTAGCGGATGAAGTGAAAAGAAGCCTAAAATCTCTAAAAGCCGCAAAAAATAATGGACAAAAAATCGGAAGACTGAAATTTAAGTCGTTTATAAGTTCTATACCTCTAAAACAATACGGAAGCACTCACACTATAGACTTTTCAAGAAATAGGATAAAGATACAAAAACTCGGATCTTTCCGTGTTCTTGGATTACATAGAATTCCTGCCGATGCAGAAATAGCAACCGCTTCTTTGATCAGTAAACCAAGCGGCTATTATGTTTATTTGAATTGTTTTGTACCAAAAGAGGAGGTTAATAGACGACAAAAGTTTGGTCCAGTATCTATAGATTTTGGAGTTAGTTCTAAATTGACTATGTCTAACGGGATAAAGTTGAATTTTGAGTTGAAGGAAACTAAACGTCTAAAAAGACTACATAAAAAACTTTCACGAGTGCAAAAAGGTTCAAAGAATAGGCAAAAGATTATTGATCTCTTGAAAAGAGAATATGAGAAAATTAGTAGAAAACGCAAAGATGTACACGATAGGATAATTGCGTTTCTAAAAAATTACGAAAAAGTCGTATACCAAGAAGACAATATTCACGGATGGACAAAACTTTTCGGCGCTCAAGTTAATTCTTCAGGAATAGGTTCAATAAAAGCAAGAATAAAAAATAACCTTGATAACGTTGTTCCAGTTGGAAGGTTTGAAATAACTACTAAGGAATGCGTTGTTTGCGGAAAATTAAACGAGATAAAACTTTCTGAACGAGTATTTAAATGCGAATGCGGTTGGGAGTGTGATAGAGATATTAATGCGGCATTGGTGATTTTGAAAAAGGGACTTGGTCTGAGTTCTGAGGATGTCGTAGGGGTGGGCCGCCCCGAACTTACGCCTCTGGAGAGGGAAGCTTTAACACGAATATTTGGGTCTAATCCCTATATTCGTGTTAATGTTCCCTCGATGAAGGAGGAAGCCCAGTTGTGGGAGGAGGCCGCATGCGGGTTCTCTGGCAAAATAATGTAAACGAACCTGGATGATAGAGAGAGGAAGTCATAAATAGGAGGAGGTAATGAATCTAAAAGAACTTGATGTTGTTGAGCTAGTCAAAGAATTGCCGCAAATACCTGAAGGAACTCAAGGTACAGTAGTTTTAGTTTATCCTGGAGGGGGCGAAGTTGAAGTTGAATTTTTTGATCAAGAAGGAAACACTATAGGCGTTGAAAGAGTTTCAGTAGAGCTTTTGAGGAAGGTGAGAAGAATGAAGAAAAATAATAAACATTCAAAAAAGGCAAAGATAAATGAACTAATAGAAAGTCTAGTACAAGACCCGCAAGTGCGAGTGAAAAATCCTGACGAGGTGAAGAAATATCTGATGAAATTTAGCGATATAATAGACCTTGTTCCAAAAGTAGTTGAAATTTCGAAAAAACATTTTCCAGAGTCTCAACTAGTTTTAGCTTTATATTTAGATCCAGAAATTGACGATCAGTATCTTGTTTTGTATGTTAGGTTGAATGAGTACAAAGAAGATTTTGTGGAGCGGGTAAACGAAGCGGAAGCAGAGTTTTTGAACGATCTTGTGGACAAAAAAGGAAATATTTTTCTGACAACAGATTTCCGAAAGCCAGAAGATTAAGGTGTTATATGCCTCTTACACTAAACAAAATTTACGTTGGCGATGCCCTTGAACTTATAGACAATATAGAATCATCATTTATCGATTTAGTTTTAACTGATCCTCCTTATTTTTTTGAAAAGCTAGATTCTAATTGGGATCCGTTAGAAGTCAAAAAGGTTACAAAGAATCAGGTAATAAAAAATCTTCCAGCCGGAATGAAGTTTGATCCCGAACAGGGTAAAAATCTTCAAAATTGGTATTCTATAGTTAGTGAAAAAGTTTATAGAGTACTAAAACCTGGAGGTTTTTTCTTATCCTTTTCTAGTCCTAGGCTCGTACACAGAATGGCCGTAGCAGTAGAAGATGCTGGTTTTTATATAAGAGATATGTTTATTTGGCTATACAAAGAGGGAAGAGCAAAAGGTTTTTCTTTATCACATTTTGCAGAAAAGATCGGGAGAGATTTACCGAAAAACTGGAAAACACCACAAGTAAGAGGAAATTATGAACCGATTGTGGTAGCTCAAAAGCCACCAGAAGGTACTCTTCTGAATAACTTTTTTAAGTACGGTACAGGGCTCTTTGACTTCTCTGTAAAAACGGAAAGAGGCTTAACACCATCTAATGTACTACAAACCGAAGAAATAGAGGGTGTTCCTCCAATTTTCTTAGTTTCTAAACCTTCAAGAGAGGAAAGAAAAGATAATGACCATCCAACGATCAAACCAGTAGAATTATTGCGCCACTTGATTAGGCTTACGACGCAAGAGGGCGCTATTGTGCTTGATCCCTTTATAGGTAGCGGATCAACTGCTGTTGCCGCAATAATTGAAAAAAGATTCTTTATTGGTTTTGAGATAAATGAGTATTACGCTAAAATTGCCAATAAAAGAGTAGAAAAAGTAACTTAAACCAAAAATGTAAAGTAAAGAAGTTATATATCATGCGTTTGAGGTAAAGAAAAATGAAGCCCTATAGAGAGATAGAAACGCTAGTCGAAATAAGAAATTTTGCAAGGTCAAAAATCATTTTTTGTTTTTCTTCTGGATTAAGAATAACTTGCCAGAAGTTAACAAGAATGTCAAAAATATCGAAAGCAACAACTTTTAGCCCAAGTTCTTTTGCTAGAGCAACCTCTACACTTCTTCCCCCTATGAAAGGGCTTATGACTCTTTCAATATTGTCAGGCAAAAGTTCTACAATATAACCTACCGCATAACTCTTTCCTCCAGGATCCTAATAGGCGCACCAAGGTAGCGTTTGTATCCCTTTTTTCCTCTTAAGCTAGACAAAAATTTTTCTTTTCTGTCCTTTATTCCCATACACCTTTATTCTATAGGGGTTATTAGTATTTGGGAAGAGTCGTTTGTACTTAGTATATACCTTTGGATATGACTTGACGTTCTTAGCTTCGTGTGATAGTATAAATATTGGGAGGGTCCTTCCTAGAAACGCCCGGGCTAAAAAATCTAGGAAGGACCTTCCACGTGGGCTGGTAGCTCAATTGGTTAGAGCGTCCGCCTCATAAGCGGTTGGTTGCAGGTTCGAGGCCTGCCCAGCCCACCACTTGGAGGCATGAAAGTCCCTCCTTTCATACAGCCCACATAAGTGGGCTGTGTTTTTTTTGTTATTATGGAAATATACGGGGGCCGTTAGCTCAATTGGCAGAGCACCGGTCTCCAAAACCGGGGGTTGTGGGTTCGAGTCCCACACGGTCTGCCAAAATAGCCCACGCAAGTGGGCTATCTTTTTTGTCCCTTGACAGTTAGAAGCGGTTGGTCTATAGTCTGTGGTAGGTATGGCCGATAGTGTGAACATCACTGCAACCATCTCTGATAAAAATGTTGTTTCCAACTTTGTTGGCCTGTTACCCTTAGAGAAAAATTGTTTCTTTGAAAATGTTTTTTATTCGCAAACCTTTGGAGATCTAGATTTAAGTAATCTGAATAGCTGTGTTTCTTTAAGCAAGTTTTCTGAGATCCTTAGAGGATTTGCAGATGAAAAAACTATAGACTTCTTAGATTCTTACAAGATTTTTATTCCTAACAAAGAGAATGTTTACATAGCGTTATCACTGATAATGAAGAATGAGCCCTCCATTCAAGCTATAGTTTTTTCAATCAGAGAAGATTCTGTTTTTGGTTTTGAGGGGTCATTTAATGACTTGAGATTTTCTCTAATGCCAAAAGAAAAAAACGTGGCGTTATATTATAGCTCATTGATAAATCACAAACACTACCACGAGGTTTTTAGGAACTTGAAGGACTCAGTGGGACTACTTTTTTTGAAATACGAAAAAAGTTTTCTTGCTAAGAAGAAATCTAGAACAGATTATTATATGAGTTTATACCATTCGATAGCCGATGTATCAAAAATTATATTTAACACCCTTGAAAAAACAAATCCAGTATTTAATGTGTCTGGAGATTTTGCTATAGATGAGTTTGAATTTGAACACATTAATCAGTACTTCATTAACGAAGCAATAACGATTGATGTGAATATTTTAAATTTTTCAATTGCTAAATAACACTAAGGAGGGATAAGATGGACAAAGCAGAATACAAAAAGCTTCTTAACACTGCAGTAAGAGGGGCAGTTAAAGAATTTTTAGATTCCTCTTCACTCGAAATGTCAGTTTTGAAACACTCTAAGGTACTAGAATACAAGGGGATCGGAAAGATAGAGGACAGACTGCTTTCTTTATTTAGACAAGACATTTCTAAGTTTCTAAAAGATAAAAGTTTCCGTACCGAAGATGAGCAATCTGGTATTTTTCATATTATCGGAGAAAAACACCTTAATACAATTCACTCGTTTTTTAACGAAAAGTCAGATTCGTTCAAGGTAAAGCTACCAAGGATTAGTAGTAAAAAGGAACTTAACGAATTTATCAAGGAATTTTTTGATAAGCTATCTAACAAGCTTCTAGAAACTTTTGATCTTGATAAAGTGCCATCGATTTCGAATTTTCTCTTTACAAAAGAGGTTTACATGAAAGATATTTATGAAAGCTATGAAGACTATTCTCTAAACATTAGCTTAGAAAATTTTTACTTATCTGACGATTATTTTAATGTGAAAATTTCCTTTGATTTTATTCCATCACTATACTTAAAGAACAATGAATCGGTAGTATTTAAAAAGGCTTTTATGAAACCATATACAATAAATTTATTGCATATACCACGAGAAGAACTTTCTGGGGACTTTTTGTTGTCTATGCTTATAGAAGAACTAAGTGCTACCTTTAATGTAAGCATGAAAGATATTATAAAAGCCATAGAAGTTGTGTTTTTAGAGAGATACAAATTAGCTTATGTTGCCGCTTTTGAACCAGGAGATATTGCACCAAAGGCTCAACTTATGTACAACGGAAAACACTATATACTCATTGTTCAAAATTTAAAGAAATCTAAGGAAGCTCTGGATAACCTTGTAGATAAAGTTGATTCTGGATACACAAATTTTCTTAATGGAGAAGACAATCTTATTAGGGATACTGTAATTTTTAGCTACATCGCTCCAAAGCTTTTTGGCCATAATGTAAAAGACTTCTTTAATCCAATAATAATTACGAACAACTTTGACAAAGATGTATATACAAAGTTGTTTTCCTTCTTCTCGGAAAAAATTGGTAGGTCTAGCGTCTACTTAGATCCTTTATCAACGACTATTAACTTAACTAATAGAACCTACGTGTTTAAGCCAAAAATGAAAGTTAATGGAAAAAGCCTGTTCGTAGAATCTAAACCAATTTTTAGAATTTTAGCCGATGCGTTTGGAAAAACAGTGGCACTTTTATAGCAGAAAGATGGGGGGAAAAAATGATTAAAGAACAACTGGCGGAAAGCCTAAAAGCTCTTGAGGAAAAAATTTTAGTGCTTATACCAGTTTATGGAAGGGCAGTTATTGAAGAGTTCGGTCTTGAAGAATCGCACTTTAGGTATTATAAGCACGTTTTTAAAGCCATAAAGTCTTTGCCTCTAGGCGTGAATAGGGAAAAAATACTTTACATTCTAATTGCTAATGGTATTGAAGAAGCTGAAAGCGTTACACAGGTGGAAGATATTGGCAACGATAAAAGCTACTTTAGCTACTTAGTATCAGAGCTTAAGGAAAAGGGCCTCGTATTTTCAGTAAGGGAAAAAATTATTAAATCTCTTGATGGATCCTATGACATAAGCACAGTTTCTTCTGTGCTAGAAAATCTAAGAACAATGTTGGTTACAGAGCATTTTGCCGAAAGTGATAACCTTTCATTACAAAATGTTTTAGAAGAAACTCTAGAACGAGCCAGCCAATCTCAAGAAGTTTACAAATTTTATGTTGGCTATATGGATTCTAAGTTAAATGACTTTACACCTGGAAACACTATTGTAATTGGAGCAAGGCCAGGAGTTGGAAAGACTTCATTTTCTTTGTGGTCTGCTGTGAATTTAGCTTTTTCTAATATCCCAGTGCACTTTATTTCTATGGAAATGTCTGTCTGGCAGTTAGGAGCAAAAATTTACTCAATTATTACCAATCTATCACCATCTAGAATTTTTTCCGGAACAATTACAGAGGAGGAAAAGAAAAGAATAGAACTTATCAATAAAACATTGAACTGGGTTCCATTTAAGTTAACTTCTTTGGGAAATCCAACGATACAAAACATTGAAGAGATTATGAGGAAAAGTGTAAGACAGCACAATACAAAAGTATTTTATCTAGACTATGTTCAATTAATTACCAACCCAACGGTTAGTCAATCTAGACATCAAGAAGTGGCATCTATCGTGCAAAAATTAAAAAATCTAGCGATAGAGCTAAATGTAGCTATAGTTGAGCTTTCTCAATTAAATCGTATGGGAACAAAAGATCCAGAGATGTCCCATCTTAAGGAGAGTGGTGATATTGAACAAGCCGCATCTCTTGTATTATTGCTTTGGAATGAGGAGAAGGAAGAGGAAGAAGAGGAGGAATCAGATGATAGTCCCTCAATAGATCTTGAAACACTTAATGACTTAGATGATATTTCAAACATTGGAAACGTTATTTCATCAAGAAAGTCTAATAAAATACCTAGGTATAGAGTTCTTAACTACAGAATTGAAAAGCACAGAAATGGCCCAACATTTTCTGGTCAAATGATTTTTGACTCTCTTGTTAATGTTTTGTTTGATCCGGGGATAAAGTTTAAGAGGGATGAAGAAAACTTAAAGAAGATGATTAAATTTGCTTATTTAAAATCTCCTGTAGGAAAAGTATATAGGGCAATGCTGACAGGAAGTGAGGATGTGTTATAATCCTATCTGCGAGGGCCTGTAGCTCAGGGGATAGAGCAAGCGGCTTCTAACCGCTAGGTCGGGGGTTCAAATCCCTCCAGGCCCGCCAAAACTAATGATTGATATTCAAATTATTATTCTTTTTAGTTCAATATCTAGATGAAACGCCGTATTCACGGATGTGGAAACAGAATTAACGTAATAATAATAAGGTGTTTCGTAAAAACTTATGTAGTATTTGCGAAAAATATTTTTTATTTCATGAACTTTTGAATCAATATGTTTTATATCATTGCTGGAAACACGAATAGCAACCTCTATAAAGCTGTCTGATATATCTGAGCTGTATTGTCCCGAATAAGTATTAAACGAACAATTAAAAGAGTTTGTTTTGCGGTTGCATGAAAAAAACGCCGTGAACAGATTGTGGTGTTCCAAATATACGTTAAAACAAACGTTTATTTCTTCAGCTAAGTTTTTGCCTAGAATGCCGTAAAGAGCGCCTGATAATTTGCGCAAAACAAATTCTTTATTGTTTATTTTTGTAATGTACCCACTTTCCAATAGCTTTTCTTCCGTGATTTCAAAAAATCGTTCAAGATTAATTGTGTTTGCTTTATGCGTCTTCATGCGTGGCCACCAAGAAAAGTGTAGCAGACAAGCAGGGGTAGGTCAAGAAGCCTTGCTGAAGGTTGACATGAAGGGTTAAATGTTGTAACATTAAGGTGTGTTTGGTCCTTAAGGAGGACATCAGATGAAAGATTTCTATTCACACAAAAAATTGGTTGGGATAGACATTGAAACATTTGGTGAAGGATCTAAAGGGGGTTTGTCTCCATATTCCGGTGATATTGCTCTTATTCAATTAGCTCATGATGACGGAAGGGTAGAAATACTTAGATTAGACCAAGAAAGCTATTGGTATATTAAACAAATATTGGAAGATGAGGAGATCCTTAAAATAGGACATAACTTTAAATTTGACATGAAGTTTTTTATTAAAAACAGAATCTATCCTAGAGAAATCTTTGACACAATGGTAGCTTCTGGAATTCTGTATGCGGGAATTGATATTGACGAGGTGTCTGAGTTTTTTGAAGCTGTTAAAGAAGATATGGAGAGTGAGGTTGAACAACTATTTGAACTGGAAGCAAGAAAGAGAACTAAATCTACTAAGTTTTCTCACAGCTTACAGGCGGTGTTAAAAAGAGAATTAGATGTTTTGCTTGATAAAGAACTTCAAACTTCGGATTGGTCTAGGCCTCTTACAACTTTGCAAAAGGAATATGCTGTAAAGGATGTAATATACCTCATTCCTTTAGCGAAAGTTCTTTGGGATAAGATTTTAAAAGAGGACTTGAGAGAAGTATTTCTTTTGGAATCAGATTTAAATATTGTTCTAACATATATGGAGATTGTTGGGGTAAAAATTGATGCTCACAAGTGGGCAGAAAAACTTAGAAAAGAAGAGGAAAAGTTAAGAATATTGGAAGAAGAGTTGCAAAAAGAGATTTATTACAGGTTCGTGAAAAAGGATAATTTGTCTACTTCGCTTTTTGATGACGTTGAATACAAACAAATAAACCTTAAATCTCCGGTTAAATTAGCTAAAATTCTTGGACTAAAAAATGTTTCAAAACAAACACTAGAAAAAGCCTCTAGTGATCCAACAATACAAAAACTTATTGAGTACAAAAAACTCGCTAAAGAAGTCTCTACTTATTCTGACGAGTATTTGAAGAAACTAAACAGGTGGAACAGATTGACTTCTGAGTACTATGCGGTAATGACTGCAACAGGGAGAATTAGTTCTAGGAATCCAAACCTTCAGAATGTTCCACAGTGGTTTAAGCAAATGATTATTGCGGAAGAAGGGTATGTTCCTGTGTTTATAGACTACTCGCAAGTAGAGTTGAGAATCTTAGCTTATTTATCAGGAGATACTTCTTTTATTCAAAGCGCAAATTCTCAAGACCTTCACTCAGAAAACGCAAGAAAAATTTTTAAAATTCCTGAGGACCAACCGGTACCAAAAGATTTGAGAAAAAAGGCGAAAACAGTATCTTTTGCCATTCCTTACGGAACTTCTGCAATGGGGCTTTATAATCGTGGATTTTTTGATACTTTGGAGGAAGCCAAGGAGGCCATTCAAAGTTTTTTTGAAAGCTTTCCGGATGTAAAAAGATTTTTGGAGGAAAGCGCAAACAGTGCTGTACAACGTGGTTACACAAGGGATGCTATTGGAAGAATAAGAAGGTATCAGGTTCCAAATCTAGATTTTGACATTAATAAATATCTGGATCTTTATCGTGCATTTATGGACACGGCCTTATCAATGAATATTAATAAGGAAATTTTTGATATGGGTTATGAAAATTTCAAAAACACAAAGCTTTTTGAGATTTTTAGGATAGATAAAGAAACATTTGAAAAGTTAGCAAAGATGAATTCTTACTTTTCAAAAATAGCGTCTATTAGAAGAGAAGGACAAAACCACCCCATTCAAGCAACGTCTGCTTCTATTACTAAAACAGCTTTAGTGAGGCTTTTTGATTATTTGGTGAAGACTGGATATGGATATATAACTCTTTCAATACACGATTCTATTTTCTTTGAGATAAGAAGGGATAAAATATTTGAAGCAATAAGGAACATAGTTAAGATAATGGAGGAGTCAGGAAGAGAGATTATAGGAGGAAATACTCCTGTTGATGTGGAAGTGGGTACAAAGATGGAGTTTGTGTGTAAAAAATGCGGGTCTACTTATTTGGATAATCAGTTTTATTTTGATCTTGACAAAGAAATAATTATAGATAGGACTTTAGACGATTCACACAACTTGTGTGAAGAATGCTTGAAGGCTATCACCTAGCAAAAAAGTCTGATACAAGCCTTAGAACTACGTTAATAATTGTTACAATTATACCTACAGTAGCTATAATCCTGTAATTAGCCTCACTTTGTTCCTTTTTTAATTGTTCAGCTATTCTTATAAAGTATTCTTTTTGCTCGTTTATAGATTTTAATATAGAAAACTCAACTTCTTTTAGATTTTTGTATAGGTCTTTCACAGAGTGCTCAAGTTCTGAAATTCTTTTTTCAAAAACTTCTCTTTCTATATGCCATTTTGCGCTTTCTCTAAGCTCGTTCAATAAAAAGGATATTAGTTTATCTTCTCCGCCTAATAATTGGGTTAATCTCTCTACTTTTTGTAGAGAGGTTTCAATTTCGCTTAATCTTCTCTTTATTAAAGAAAGTTCTTCTTCCACGTTACCTTTATACATTTAGAAACTTATACGTTTGTAAGTTATTTCCAGAGTTTATATGCGTTAAGTACGGCAACTACAAAGTCAATGCCCTTGTCTACAACTTGTACCAAAGATTCTGTTTTTTCTTTAGAGAAACGTTTAGAAAGGAGTTCTTCAAGCATAGACATAGCTATTTTCTTCTTCTCTACCCCGTCTTTCTCCTTATAAAACTTTTCTACTTTCCGCACAACAGAAAGAATAGTTGGCAAAAAGGTTAATGCGATGGAGATAAACTTCAAAACCTGTAGCATATCTTCACCTCCGATATAATATTTTATCAGCGCATAAAGGCTTTTTCTTACTAAGTACAATAAATATTATGACTATAGCCTTTGACGTGTCGTTAAGAAATACCGGATTTTTTGGAAAAAATGCAAACGGAAATATTGTTTACGGAATTTTAAGATACAAAGATAGTTTTTCTTTAGAAGATTTTAACACTATCAAGAACCACTTAGATTTTTTAAAAACCTATTTTAAAGAGCGAAAGAATTACTTCTTGGCAAACACATATGTGATAGAGGCGGATACTTTTGGAATGAGGAAAGGGGGGTTCAAAACAAAAGAACTTTTGACAATAGTTAGAATAAATCTTTCTTACGCATTAAAAGAGTTTAATCCTAATGCCCAAATAGTATATGTAAGAAATTTTGAGTGGAAAAAGAAACTAGGACTTGGAACGGGAGGGAAAGAAACATATATCGATGCAGGAAGAGAGAAACTAATAAAAAAATTTGGAAAAGATTTAGAGGACATAAAAGATCACAACATTATTGATGCTGGGTTAATATTCCTCTCCATTGATAGGATTGATCATCTTGACAAACTATCCTGAACCGTGTTATAAAATGGATAGTCCAACACCCCGTAAGGGGTGTGTAAAATAAGGAGGAAAAAAATGCACAAGGAGAGTCTAGTAGACATCATAAACAAGGTATCCCAGGTTTCTCTTCCAGAGGTTGAAGTGAGCGCAAAGGAGGATATAGGGTTTTTAGATTATAAAGTCGTTGACGATATATTTAATAAGTTAGATAAAATTGGGGTAATAGAAGATATAAAAGACATTTTGGCAAAAAGATTCTTTGTAAAAAAAGAAGACCTGATAGATGGCTACTTTGTACAAAGTATTTCTTCTGAAATTTGGAATCAGAAATATAGACTATATGACCAAGTGTTTGATCAAGAAAAGGGAGAGTACGTAAATGTCCCTCTTGATAAGACTCCTTTTCACACCATTATTAGGGTAGCTTATACTTTAGCTCTTTCCTACATTTATTCTTTGAAAAATTCTTCTGCAAAAGACAAAAAAGAAGCGCCTACACTAAACGAGGTTTTTGCTAAGTTTTTTGCAGTAATGTCCCTAAATTACGGATTCGGTGCGGGAAGAATAATGGCTAACGCTGGAGCGCTTAAGTATAAGAGAAGCACAACGTTGATTAACTGCACAGTGATGAAGCAAATTCCAGACTCAATTGAAGGAATTATGGAAGTTGCAAAAGAAGCGGCTCTAACACTTAAATCTGGTGCTGGTGTTGGTTACGACTTTTCCTCTATTCGCCCCGTTGGAAGTTTAGTTCGTGGCGCTGGAGCGGGTACAAGCGGCCTGCTTTCCTTCATGGAAATTTTTGATCGTGTTTGCTCTGTTATTATGTCTGCGGGGGGAAGAAGGGGTGCTCAAATGGCTGTGATAGACTACAGGCACCCCGAAGTTGTAGATGTTTTTCAAGCCAAGAGAAAGGACGGAACTTTAAGATACTTTAATATTTCGGTTGGTATTGATAAAAAGTTTTTTGATGCAATTAAAAATGATGAAACAATTGAGCAGTGGTTTTGGGAGCCTGATGGAAATTTAGAAATTGTAGAAGTTCTTAGGGAGAAAGATGAAGTTGTCTTAAATAACGGAGAAGTAGCTAAAATTATTAAAAAGAATTTTTCCCCGTATAATTTCGATACGTATAAATACTTTGTCTTTTACAAAGACCATTCAGAATATGAGTACAGCAATAAGGACAAAAACTTCATGGAATTTACAGAAGTGTTTAGAAAGAGAGTTTTCAAAACAATTAAAGCGAAAGATCTTTACGATACTATAATGCAATCAACATATGATTACGCTGAACCTGGAGTACTTTTCCTGGACAAGATTAATGAAGGTAATCCATTAAACAACGAAGATAGAAGGAAAAACGGATTCTACGTAGAAAATATTCGTGCAACTAACCCCTGTGGTGAACAACCATTACCGTTCTATGGATCTTGTAATTTAGGGTCTGTTTTTATTCACTCTTTTGTAATTGATCCATTTTCAGGAAAAGATCCTTATGAAAATTACGATTTTGAAGCACTATACGAGGTTGCGAGAATAATGAACTTAATGCTTGATGCTGTAAATAATATCACTAATCTGCCCCTTGAGGAGCTTCGTAGGCAAGCAGAGTTTACTAGAAGACACGGGCTTGGGATTACTGGGCTAGCAGACATGTTAGCCATGTTAGGACTTAAGTATTCATCTCAAGAGGGCAGAAAATTCGTTGAGAAAGTTATGCAAGTTATTGCTGAGGCATCTTTGGATGAAAACGTGTACTTAGCAAGGATACTTGGACCAGCACCAGCAAAGGTTAGGGTAAAAGATTGGTATTTGAGTAGACATTACTCGTTCCTCAAGGAAAAAAAGAATTATGATGAGAATGAATTTTTAAGATATTCTCACGCAACATCTGTTGCTCCAACCGGAACAATGTCTCTTTCTTGGGGCAATAATATTTCTAATGGAATAGAGCCCATCTTTAGTTACTACTATGTAAGAAACATTAGAGTACCTGGAAAGTTGACAAAAGTAAGTGAGGAAGTTTTAAACTTTACTATTTTCCTGATTAAGAAGAAGTTCGGAGTAGAGCTAGAAGAAGCAGAAAAAATAGCGAAAGAAATGGGAATTGAGACAACAAATGATTTAGGAGTAGAAGATCATATTTACATGCAAGCTGTAGTTCAAAAATATGTTGATTCTGCAGTTTCAAAAACTTGTAATATTCCAACAGATTATCCGTTTGAAGATTTTAAGAAGGCTTATATGCTAGCTTATGACCTTGGCTTGAAGGGCTTTACTACATTTAGATTTAATCCAAAGTTTGGCGTAGGGGTCATTGTTAAGAAGGAAGACCTAGAGAAAACTAAGATTAAATTTGTAACTGACTTGGGAGAAGAGATTATTGTGAAGGCTTCTGACGAAATACTTTATGATGGAGAAAAGCATTTAGCTGGTAATTTATACGAAGCCTTGAAAGAAGGTATTTACGGAAAGATGTAAGAGGGGACTAAATATGTTGTACGAGCTAAAGGGAAAAATAATAAGGTTTGAGCTTGTAGAAGATAAGCAAATTGAAGGAGGATCAAAAGAAACTGTTAAAGAAAGAGAAACTTTAGTAAGGAATGATGTAGTGTTTGGATATACGATTAAGATTAAATATCTTGACCACTCGTTTTACATAACGCTCAATTTTGATGAAGAAAAGAGATTGTTAGAGATATTTGTAAACGCCTCATCAACATCGCCAGAAATCAATGCCTACATTCAGGCACTGGCGAGAATGATAAGCAATCAGTTGAAGTATAGGGTTCCTATTGAAAAGATCATAAAACACTTAGATGGACTTGATTCTGGGACTTCTGCTCTTGTTAAATTCCCAATGCAAAAAAAGAGTAAGTTTATAAAGTCTATTCCTGATTTGTTAGCGAAAGTGCTAATGTTCTATGGAAATTTTGATTCTCTAAGTAGATTAATAAATAACAACGATACATTAGATAGCAATCTTGCTTCATCTAACGAAGTTAAGGAAGAAGAAAAGACAGAAAAAGCTAAACAAACTAAAAATAGCGGGTTGACATGTCCTTCTTGTTCTTCTAACAATGCAGTATTAAGTGAGGGGTGTTTTACGTGCTTAGATTGCGGCTATTCAAAGTGTGGATGAAACATGCTTGACAAACCCAGGGGCTCATGGTACTATAGGAACGTAAATGCAGGGTTCATCTTGAGCCTTAATTTAAGCTTTAAAAGATTTCGTAGTATAATTCAGTTTGGAGGAAGAAAATGACAGAAAAGGAAATGCTACAAACCAAGTTGCAAGAGGTAACTCAGGAAATGAGGGAGATTTTTGACAAGGTTAAAGAGGTTAGAGAAAAGATTCAGGAACTTAATGATTTTGAGGTAAAACTTAGAGAAAGGTTTATTTTCCTTGAAGGGAGAAAGAGCATGTTAGAAGAAATACTTTCACAACTAGAGAAAGGAGATAACAATGAATAAACAGCCCCTTGATCACACGCCAAACGCAATTGGAATTTTTATCGCTGTAAAGAAAAAGGGATCTAACATTATATTGGTTGAAGGAGACCAGGAAAGAGAAACTTTCGAATTTGTTCTTCAAGTTGTTATGCCAACTGAAAAGTTTGAAAAATATACGCAAAACAAAGATCTTTTCCAATTAGCAATGCACAAT